TCCGATGGCCGTTATACCTTCGAATCCTGACCGCTATAGTCGATTGCTTCCTGTTGGTAGCTCCGAAGGCGTCTCCATGTCCGGCGTCTCGACCATACCGCAGCTGGCTATTGCTTCGCGGCTTCAGGAATACAAGGACCTGCTTGGCGCTGGGGGTTCTCGTTATAGTGATTGGTTGGAGACCTTTTTTGCTTCTAAAATCGAGCATGTAGACCGTCCTAAGCTTCTCTTTAGCGCTTCGCAGACTGTCAATGTTCAGATTGTTATGAATCAGGCTGGACAAAATAATTTCTCTAGTGATGGCGTTAATGGTCCCCTTGGACAGCAGGGTGGTGCTATCGCATTCAACGATCGTCTTGGTCGTCGTCAGTCTTATTATTTCCGCGAACCTGGCTATATGATTGATATGCTGAGCATTCGCCCCGTCTACTATTGGGCAGGTGTTTACCCTGACTATCTCCATTATACTGGTGCCGATTATTTTAATCCTATTTATAATGATATTGGATATCAGGATGTTCCCGGATTCCAATTTGGATTCGGAACCACCTCAGCCTCCGAAGCTGTGGCCTACGAACCGTGTTTCAATGAGTTTCGGTCCTCGTTTGATGAAGTTCTTGGTCAACTGTCTCGATTCCAAAAAGCCTCTAACAATATCCCTCTTTATTCTTATTGGGTTCAACAGCGTGTTCTGTCGGCTAGCTATAATCAGTATTATTCCCTTTTGTTCGTGGATATGGGTCAAGTAAACTCTCCGTTTGCCTCCAATCTGGAAGATAACTTCTTTGTCAATCTTTCGTATTCTGTTCAAAAGAAGAATTTAGTAAATAAGACGTTTGCAACCCGTTTGTCTAATCGTTAATACATTAATTTTATGGCACTTGATTGGCTTCTTGAAGACGCCCCCGCCTATGTTTCTCGCGGTCAGCGTATTCTTTCTGTTCTCGATGGTTCTGGTTCTGTCGATGTTCTTCCTGGTCGTCCAGATGTGGTGGCAGAGTCGGCTGACTTTGATAAGGGTGAAAAGTTTAACCCTGAGATTGATTTTGACCCGAACTCCTTTTCCCGCATGGATAAGTTCGATGGTCTCGAGGTTGGACAGGAACTTATTGATTCAGAGCTGGATAGGTCGAAGCCTACTTCTAAATCTTCCAATTCTGAAGAAAAATAGTATATCCTTTACTTGACGATATATGTTACGTGCGCGGGCCCCTTTTGCAAGAGTTCGTGAATTGCTGAAGGTTATTGGTAACGACTGCAGGAGAGGCCGCGCATTTTTCTATCGTTCTCTAAATTTTATCCCTATGTCTGATATTAAACAACCCTTTTATAAGTCGAAAGCGTTTTGGACGCTCGTCTCGTCTATCGTTGCCGCGCTGGCTACCTTTTTCTTGTCCTCGTGTTCCGCACAGGCTAAAGTTTACCGCAATGGTGTTCACATCGACACCGTCCGTGTAGATTATATCATTCGTTCGAACAATTTTTCGCTTCCGTAATATGAGACTTATTGATTTCAAGTCCTACGTTGAGCCTGTTTCCACCGGTGCTATGCTCGGCGCCGCTGCTATTTCGGCCGGCGGTCAGGTCGCCTCTGGCCTTCTTAAGCCTAGTTTGAAGCGTCAGTGGAAGTATCAGCAGAAGCAGATGAAACTGCAGCAGCAGTATGCCCTTGAGCAGATGCAGAAACAAGGTGAGATTAATTATGCTAACTGGCAAAAGCAGTTCGACTATGAGAATGCTTACAACGACCCTTCGAAGGTTTTCGACCGTTATTTGAAAGCTGGTGTTAACCCTGCGGCCGTACTTGGCTCTTCCGGTGTCGGCGTTAACGCTACTATGTCCGGCGGCTCTGCTGGCTCCGTAGGCGCTTCTGGTCCTTCTGGTGGATCTTTTGATTTCTCGAGCCCTCTGCCTCCTGGCGCTGGTTCTGCCGTTGCCGGTGTCGCACTCGAGGCCATGGGTGTTAATTCAACTATTGAACGCAATAAGGCTGCCGCTAATCTGGATAACGCCCAAGCTGACGATATTCGTAACAGGATGCCCACCAAGGAACAAGGTCAGGCCCTTATCGAGCTCGAGAAGCAACTAAAGCGAGCTAACATTAGCAATCAGTCTTCGCTTGCTCGTTATTATGGCGAGTTGGCTATCAATCAGGAGGCTTACAACAAGTATGCAGATCTCGCTGCCACCTATGATTTTCAGCGCATTCAGGCCGCTTATGCTGAACAGGTTGAGCGTTCTAAACGTATTCGTGCTGAAAATGATGCTGAGATTCCTCTCCTTGAACAGTCTGCTGCTGCCAACCTTGCTTATCTTTGCGCTGTCGCCGATGCCGCTAAAGCTTCTGCACGTGAGTCCCGTTCTCATGCTGATATTCTTGATATTCAGCAGAAGGATATGCAACGCATGTTTGAAGTCACTTGGGAAACCCCCGTAAAGGTTCCCCTGGTCAACGAGAAGGGTGAGCCTACTGGAGAATTTGAGGAGATTACAGGTCGCGAATATTACTCTTATCTTCGTGGCCTTGAGCTTGGTGAAGGTCGTCAGAGTCTGTCCGGTAACTGGTTTAGCATCCGCAAGAACAAGAATGCTCTGTTTTATGATGTTACAAAGGCTTTTGCTACTGCCGCAGGTATCGCCGGTGCTTCTTATGTCGGTCGCAAGTCCGCAGGTCCTGCCGGTCCCGAAGGTTACGAGGAGTTGAGAGAGTTTTACGGGCCTGACGGTGATAGAGAAGGTGCTACCTATGCCCGCCGCGCCTATCATGGGAGAAATTAAACATTTTTTCCGACCTTTTTAACTTTCTCATTTATTCCCTTTGTTGTATGTTTGCATCGTAAACCAATAACCACACTATTATGAAATCACAAAAATCTTTTAGTCAGTTTGATTTACGAGTTGATGTTTTAGACTACCTTTTCGTCGAGTGGTTAGTCCGCAATCATCTTTATCGTAAATTCACGAGGAATCTCGCAGCAGCCAGACAGGTCACCACGTCTGTTCGCGACCTTATTCGGCAACGTATTTGCGCTTATGCGACATTCCCCGCTATGGACTACTCTTTTCTTCTGACCGGCGCTTTTCTTTTTGACTCGACCCCCGAAGGTCGTGAATTCTGGCATGACGCGTCTCGGCGCTGGGCAGATTTCTGTAGATACTTTTTTTCAATTTTAACTCAACCCCATTAATTATGACACAAATTCACGTTGTTATCCGTCGCATTAATCCTGCCTTCAAGATTGACCTTGTCCAGGTAGGCTACATTGAAAATGGACAGTTTTCTTCACTCTCCATTGACACTCTTAAACGTACTCCCATTTCTACCTACGTAGAGCATTCTAGTATTGCTGATTCTCCCTATATTGAGCATTGCTCTGTTTTCAGTCTCGTAGACGCCTTGAGTGCGTATCCTAATTTCAGTATCGAGTTTTTCGATAATACACTCGTTCTTATATTTGACTTTGATTTGGTTTCCGATGAAGGCACGTCGCAGGAAGAAGGGAAAGGGAACTAGAGTAGTAACCCGCCCGCTCGGTGGAAAAGTTCTTTGACTTACCAGGCCGCAGGAGACCCCCCCTTTTCTCCTGCGGTCCTGGTAAGTCAACCAGCTTTGCCGGTATATCTCGAACGGAGTGAAGCCATGGAGGCCGAAGACGCGCAGCGTCCCAGCCGTTGAGGCTGTCGTCCTGCGTCCTTACGCCAGTTGCGAATAGTTCAATAACCAGCATATTAATTATGGATTATTTTGATTTTCGTCCTAGATTTTCCCCTTTTATCAATAGCATTCCTCATCGCTATTCTATTGGCGCATACCGAGGTCGGAAACGAGTTGTTATTGCCTGGTTTGCCGACGAGCCCTCTGCGAATGATTACCTTGTTCGTTGTCGTCTTGATCACCCTAGCATTAAATTTGATTGTCTTCGAAGTTTACTCTAATGCCTTGTTCATCTCCCATATGGATACGCAATCGTCGCTATTTTGACAAGAAGAATCCTTGCCGAAATGGTTCTGATGTTGCTAAATCAGCCTTAGCTCTTCGCCCTTGGGATATCGCCCGCCAGTGGTTGATGGTTCCCTGCGGAAAGTGTGAAGACTGCTTGCGTCGTCAGCGCAATGATTGGTTTGTCCGCTTGGAACGCGAGCTTGCCTATTGCAAGGCCAATAATCAGCAGGCCATTTTTATTACTATAACTATTGCTCCTAAGTATTATAATGAAGCCTTGCTCGACCCCTCTCGGTTCATCCGCCGTTTTAACGAGCGTTTGCGGCATAAACTCGGCCATTCGTTCAAGCACGCCTTTTTCCAGGAGTTCGGGACTCATCCCGAAATGGGAAATGAGCCTCGATTACATTTTCACGGCTTTCTGTTTGGCACAAATGTTCTTTATAACACCATTCGTTCTGCTGTTCGAGACCTTGGCTTTGTGTGGCTGGCAAAGGCTACCCATAAGCGCGCTCGCTATTGCGTAAAGTATGTTACTAAACAAATTCAATTCAATCCCGAGGAAATCTCGGATAAATATGTTACCGTAGATGGAAATCTTACACCTTTATCTTGCCTCCTCCAACATCGCCGTTATACGCGAAAATTCGTATCTGCTGGCGTTGGTGATTTTCTTGGCTATATGCCTCGTCCTTCTGCTCGTGTTTCGTCGTGGTCTTATTATGATTCTAAGAAGGCTATCAGTTACAATTACGCGATCCCTCGATATTATCTTAAATATCTTAAATCGGAGGACGAGGTTGTACGTTCGATTGCCGCTGCTAACGCTTATGCACATTTTAGCGATTCTCCTCTGGTTAAGCGTATTGTTTCTTTGTGTGTTGAGCGGTTCGGCCTCAATTCCTCCGTATCCAGTAGAGTGTCATATACGTGGGAGCAGAAGCAAATAATGCGCTTTTCCGCGTCTTCTCGGAAGATGCCTGATTTTGACCCCCCTGCCTGGTTGGATTTGGACATTCTCCAATTTTGGCAGGATCATTATAAACTTCAACTAAATATTTAATTTATGGGAAAACAACCTTTCATCTCTCACGCTGTGAATGGTTACTCTCGTTATGATGTTCCTGAGAGTAAGGCTTTTACATGCACACCGGGTATTTTATATCCGGTGCGAATCGATTTTATTAATGCCCGTGACCGCATCTCTATCGAGCAGGGCATTGACATTCGTAGCAATCCTCTTGCTGTTCCGACGTTTAACCCTTATACTATTCGACTTCACCGTTTCTGGGTGCCTTTGCAGCTGTACCATCCGGAGATGCGAACGAACAGTAGTAAGTTTGATATGAACAATTTGAGTTTGAATTTTATTGCCGCTTCTTCTACTGGTTCGTACGAATTTACGTCAGATAATTATCCTTATTCGAACTCGCTGCTTCGTTGGTTGCGTGTTATTCCCTCGTCTATACCGGTTTCGACCTCGAGTAATGTTCCGGTGTCTGCTAATCTTACATCGGCCCAGTTGTCGTATCCTTTAGGCTGGTGCACTGCTGATTCTTATCTTGCTTATTGGGACATTGTTCGCAATTACTACGGTTATTCCCAGTGGGGACTCTATTCTTTCGCTTGGCCTAGTAGTTGGTATTTTATCCCCAATAGCACCGGTGCCGCGTATAATGTTCTTCAGTTCGGTGCCATGCCGACTTTTTTCTCGCAAAGATTCGGAAATCTCGAATTCCTCGATGCTTATTTTGAGAGTCAGTTCTATCCTTCGTCTGTGTCGTCGTCGAATAATACATATAATAGAGGAAATCTCTTTTCTCAGATATTGCTTTCAGACCTTGGTTCTACGATTACCGCATCTAAGGATGGTTACCCCGTCTCTACCATCTATCCCGGAAATACTTCGCTGTCTACCGCGGGTCCTTCAAGTCAATTCGCTACTGGCGCTGCCGCTACGACTGTTACTACGCTTGGGTCGTTCCTTGTCGCCCATCCGATGGCCGTTATACCTTCGAATCCTGACCGCTATAGTCGATTGCTTCCTGTTGGTAGCTCCGAAGGCGTCTCCATGTCCGGCGTCTCGACCATACCGCAGCTGGCTATTGCTTCGCGG